CGCAAGCTACTCAAACAAGACACTGGCTATCTTGACAGTGTGCGGCGTGGTGAAACTGATGTGTGGGCTAAAATGCGCGAGAACGATCCCAAAAAGTTTTTGGGCACGTTTAAGGTAGACGTCGGTGGTTAAGCAGTGTATTATAGTGTAATAGAAGGACAGAAACTATGAAAAAAGTCTATGTAACATGGCACGATGTACAGCGGCAAACACAAGAAATATTGCGCCAGATGCAAAAAGAAAACTGGAAGCCAGATTATATTGTGGGTGTCACCCGTGGCGGATTAACACTTAGCAATCTGCTTAGTCAATACTTGGATATCACAATGTACACACTTGATGTAAGACTGCGTGACGGTAAACATGTACCATGTGAAAGCAATACTAAACTTGCAGAAATAGCATTTGGAATCAACAATGGTACTTCAACTGGTGCTCGTTGGGATTCCGGGCAACGCAAGAAAGTTCTAATTGTAGATGATATCAATGATTCAGGAGCAACTATTAACTGGATCAAATCGGATTGGGAGAATACAATTAAAGAACAAATTCCAGATAATATTGATTATGTTTGGGATACTGTTTGGAACAACAGCACCAAGTTTGCAGTGCTATATAATAACATAGCAAGTGAATCAAATCTAGATCCTGACTATAGTGCAGAAGAGATTAATAAAATTGAAGATCCTAGTTGGATTGTTTTTCCTTGGGAAGAATGGTGGAGTCGTTGGGATCCAAATGAGGAGATAATGAAATGAGCAAGGTCAAAGTAGCAGAAATCTTCTACAGTCTACAAGGTGAAGGCAAGTGGGCAGGAGTACCTAGCGTATTCTTGCGCAGCTTTGGTTGTAACTTTGAATGTAGAGGCTTTGGTATGCCTGCAGGTGAACACACTGACAATCCAGAGCAGATTGCCAAGGATGTTGACAAGTTTGAAAAATATGAAGATTTGCCGCTAACTGAGTTTGGTTGCGACAGTTACGCTTCGTGGCACAAGGACTTTAAAAAGTTTAGCCCGGTTATGGAATCACAAGACATTGTGCAACACATGCACAAATTGATTCCTAACAATCGATGGAGCGATGGGAACCAGTTTGGACAAGACGTACACTTGGTTATCACAGGTGGCGAACCACTGCTAGGATGGCAACGTGCTTGGCCTGCTGTTATCAACAGGTGCAAACTTGCTGGATTGCAAAACATTACGTTTGAAACAAATGGTACACAGCCACTAAGCGATGAATTCTGCAAGTTCTTAAACGAGTTTACTGAGTTTGGACGTTACAGGGATCGACTTACATTTTCAGTAAGTGCAAAATTGCCTTGTTCGGGTGAAAAGTGGGAAAATGCTATTAAGCCTGATATTATTAGACACTATCAAAGTCACGGATTTACCTATCTCAAGTTTGTTGTGGCTACAGAAGCTGATGTTCAAGATGTAGATCGTGCTGTTTCGCTGTATAGAGACAATGGATTTTATGGTCCAGTATACTTGATGCCAGTAGGCGGTGTTCCTAATCAGTATCATTTGAATGTTAAAGAAGTTGCTGCATTGGCAATGACAAAAGGTTATCGTTACAGCCCAAGATTACAAGTAGACATATGGAAGAACGCATGGGGAACCTAACAGAAGACATCCCACAGTGGATTAGACAATACGCACTGGACAACAACTTTGGACAATTGGTTGTTGGGGTTAGTGGCGGTATTGACAGTGCCGTTGTATCAACGTTGTGTGCGCTAAGTGGTGTGCCAACACTGTGTTTGGTTATGCCTATTAGACAAAAAGCAGAGCAAACTGACATGGGCATTGATCATTGCTTGTGGTTAAACACAAATTACATGAATGCCAGTTTCGAAACTGTTGATCTTACCAGAGTGTTTGATGAGTTTGAGAATCTATTTCAGCATGCGTACTCACCACTGGCGTTGGCGAATAGTCGTGCAAGATTGCGCATGATGACACTGTATCAAAAAGCACAAACGCATGGCGGACTTGTAGTAGGCACAGGCAATAAAGTGGAAGACTTTGGTGTTGGCTTTTATACCAAGTATGGTGACGGCGGTGTTGACATTTCACCTATTGCAGATCTTACAAAAACGGAAGTATGGGCGTTGGGCAAAGAGCTAGGTGTTAGCCAAGCAATCATTGATGCAAAGCCCACAGACGGATTGTGGGATGATGGTCGTGTTGATCAAGATCAATTGCAAGGCATGAGCTACAGTGACCTTGAGCGTTGCATGACCATAAAAGAAACGGGCATCGATATTGACACACTGAGTGATCACGAGCAAGATCAAGTGAGTAAATACGTTGAAATACGTGAACGCAACTTGCACAAGATGAATCCAATTCCGGTATTCTTGAAACCATGATGGTATTTAATGGCTGTAGTTTTGTTGAACAAAGCCATTTAGATATGGAAAGTTCAGATTGGAAAAGTTTATATTGGCCTGCGTTGATTGCTCCAGAGCATATTAACCTAGCACAAAGCGGTGCATCAAATACAAGAATATGGCGTACAACAATAGATCATATACACAGTGGCAGCGACTGTACAGAATTGTACATAGGTTGGACAAATATAAGTAGAGAAGAACTGCCAACTGCCAATGGCGATACACTTAATTGTTTGCCTTTTAGTGCAACTTTTAATAACGACCCGCACATACCTGCAACTGAATTGCACGAACATTGGTACAAACACCATCATAACGATTGGTTAAGTTATGAAAGACTAATAGATTATATATTAACAATACAAGATGCATGTGCAGTCCGTAACATAAAATGTTGGATGTTCAATTCTTGGGATACAAATAGTCTTAGAGTACCAAGTCAACATTTGAAACAAAACTTTAATGTATTGAATAATAGAATGCCATGGAGATGGATAAAGGACTTAGAAAGAGTAGAGAATAAGATACAAAATATTGATTTTACAAAATGGATCTGGTCTCCAAATACACATTTACTCAATTGGGCAGATTCAAATAAATTAGAACGTGAAACTCACGGACATCCTGCTTTAAGTGCTCAAAGGCCAATAGCAGACTATATACTACAACAAACTCGAGGTTAACTATGTTAGACAAAATTAAAGCAGCAATGGGTATTAAGAAGAAACCCGAAACAGAAAAACCAAAAGCAAAAGCAAAGAAAACGCCAAAAGAAATTGCTACAGAAAAAGGCGAACCTTATGTTGCTATTCTCAACATTGACATTTCCCCCGATGACATTAACAACGGTGCATTTGAACTGGATTGGAATGAAAAGTTCGTAGCAAATCTTGTTAGAGCAGGATACCAAGGGCAGAGCAATGAGCCTGACCATGAAATTGTTGATCGTTGGTTCCAAACAGTTTGTAGAAACGTTGTAATGGAGACCTACGAGCAATACCAAGCCGATCCTGAAATTCGTTTTACAAACAGCAGAGATCTCGGCGACGGCTATAGAGAAGTCAAATAACTTGATACTGTATGTAAACGGTGATAGCCACACAGCCGCTGCTGAATGTGTTAACAATCATGCATTTGCCTGTGATGATCCTGCTTTGTTTATGATGGGGCGACAACCCCATCCAGAGAATTTAAACAGAAGTTGGGGCAAGTTGCTGAGCCAACGATTGAGCTGTGCGTTAAAATGCGATGCTGAAAGTGCTAGCAGCAATGATCGCATACTGCGCACTACCCGTGATTGGATATCCAACCATCACGGTGACAGTTATCGTACACTGTATATCATACAGTGGAGTACATGGGAGAGAGAAGAATGGCTTATAGACGGAAATTATTTCCAGGTAAACGCATCCGGAATAGACGACGTGCCTCCCTCTTATCAAGAGGCCTACAAACACTACGTCGCAAACATCAATTGGCAACAAAAAACGCAAGCCGCCCACGAAAACATATGGGGTTTTCATCAAGAATTAAACGAGTTAGGCATAAAGCATATATTCTTTAATGGTAATAACACGTTCTCCGATATAGAAGATAAGCAAGACTGGGGTAGCAGTTACATTGATCCTTACGGAACTGTGTCATTTGACAGTGTTATCGGTGATACTTGCGAAACAGTTAGTCCAATCAGTTATCACTATGGCCCCGATGGGCATAGAAAATTCACACAATTCCTTACAAAATATATCATTGACAACAAGATGGTCTAGTGTTATAATAATAACATAATCAGCGAAAGGGTTGTTATGAAGTATTTGCTTATTGACACTGCTAATATGTTTTTCCGCGCAAGACACGTTGCATTTCGTGCAAGCGATCCATGGGAGAAAGTTGGGTATGCATTGCATATCAGTATGGCAGCAATCAACAAGGTGGCCAAGCAATTTAACACAGATCATATTGTGTTTTGCTTGGAAGGGCGTTCATGGCGCAAGGATCACTACAAGCCGTACAAGGCAAATCGAGCGGCGGCAAGAGCGGCACTAACTGAGCGTGAACAAGAAGAAGAGAAACTTTTTTGGGATACCTTTGATGACTTCAATAAATATTTGCAAGATAAGACAAATTGCAGTGTGCTTAGAGAACCTGACGCAGAAGCAGACGACCTAATAGCACGTTGGATACATTTGCATCCTGAAGATGATCATGTTATCATTAGCAGTGATTCAGACTTTTACCAACTGCTAGCAACGAACGTAAAACAGTTCAATGGCATCACTGATCAATTGATCACTATCGAAGGTATATTCGATAACAAAGGTAAACAGGTGCTAGACAAGAAAACTAAACTGCCAAAAGAAGTTCCCCACCCTGAGTGGTTGTTGTTTGAAAAATGCATGCGTGGCGACAGCAGCGACAATGTATTTTCAGCATACCCAGGTGTGCGCAAAAAAGGCACCAAGAACAAGGTTGGGTTGATTGAAGCATTTGAAGACCGTGCCAAGCAAGGCTATGCATGGAACAACATGATGCTACAGCGTTGGACTGATCATGAAGGCAACGAGCATCGTGTACTAGACGACTACCAACGCAATCGTGAACTGATTGACTTGCGAGCACAACCTGATGCTGTTAAAGATCGTGTTGACACAGCTATTATCACACAGGTAACTAGCAAAGATGTTGGACAGGTAGGTTCAAAGTTCCTGAAATTCTGCGGCAAGTACGAGTTGAATCGGCTCAGTGACAACGCAGATCAATATGGACGCTGGCTTAATCAAACATACCCTGGGCCACTAAAGTAATGCGGATACTGGTAGCAGGCGATAGCTGGAGTCAAGGCGAATGGGGATTTAGTAGTGGTCAGTATGCAGTGGATCATGGAGGACTAGCTCAGTATTTGACCGAAGCAGGCCATACAGTAGACAATGTTGGTCAAGGCGGTAGCACCAACGAATTACAAGTTGAAGCAATCGAACGTGCAGTACAAGAACAAATATATGATCAAATTTTTTGGTTCCACAGCACATTTGAAAGACAGTTGATCAGTGAATTTCATCAGGATCAGTTAACAACTGAGTGGAGTTTTATAGAACAATGGCACCAAGACAATATTGATATATGGAGTAATATCAGCACTCTTGAAGACTTCTTGAGCTTGGAACGGTCGATGCTGGACGGTGTTTATTCAAGATTGAACAAAGTCGACCAACCCATACATGTTATTGGAGGATCAAGTCGAACCGTACCCAGCATAAGCAATTATGCTAACTTGAACACAGTGATTGATAGAGTAATGGAATGGTTACTGCCTGATTATCAGTTTCCAAGATGGCTAAACTCGCAGTTAGATTATACTGAATTTAAATCCAGAGATCCATCGCTAATGGATTTTTTATTAGAAGACAAAGACAGATTGGTTAACATGCTAAGTAATATTCCATTCAACGGTAATCCCAATCAAGCAGTGATTGGGGAACCAAACCCGGAATTAATGGCATGGATTTGGCCCGACGGTGAACACATGAACAGACATGCTCATCTTGAATTATACAAATATATTAAGGAAAAAATACTATGAATGAAACTATTGCAAGACCAATTGTTGACGGTAAATTTTGGATTCTCAAAGAGAATGATCAAAAGATTGGCAGTGTAGAAAAAGCCAGAGGTGGCTACTTTGTGCGCACAAACGAAGGTGTAAAACAATACAAAAGCATACATGCATTGCGCGACATTGCAAAACTGAACTTTGAAGATGCGCCTGAAAAGATTGTGCATCCTGAGTTTCAAGTTTCAGGATTTGAAACAGATGCAAAGCCTTACAATGCAGTGTACAATGTGCAATCACGTTTGCCAATCTACACCAAAGAGCCCAAGTCAAAGAGCTGGTATGCAGCAGGCTGGTATGAAATTACCATCAATAACAAAACCACCATTGAGTTTTGTCCTAAACTGATCTTGCTTGAGCGTTATTTTTATCGCGGCCCAGCAATGAGTGCAGATGGATTTACGTTTAAGTGAGCGGACTTTATATACGCAAATTTATTGATCGTGTGCAACAATGCGACAGCAAAGGTGTTAATGATTTTGTATGGCCGCTTGCTGATGCAAAAAACTTACACGGCGACATCACAAAACTTTTGCTAGATATCGAAGCATTACAGCAAGCTCGCAACAACGAACCAATAACTCAAGTTGAAGTAACCGGAGGAGACTGGTAATGGATATTGAATCATATATCAGAACTGTACCAGACTACCCTGTTCCTGGTGTTAACTTTTATGACATGAACAGTTTGTTTGCTAGCCCTGTGTGGTGCAATGTAGTAAAAGTCATGGCAGACGTAATCGATGAGCTCTATGAAGCGCCTACACACATTGTAGGACTTGAAAGCAGGGGATTTGTGGTTGGTGCTGCTATTGCACAAGAAATGCAACTGCCTTTTGTAATGGTGCGTAAAAAAGGTGCAAAGTATCCTGGCAAACTGCTAGAAGAAACATACGATCTTGAATATGGTTCCGATACACTTACATTACAACAAGGCATACTAGGACACGTTAGCAGATGTATTATTGCCGATGATCTGATAGCAACAGGCGGCAGTGCGTTAGCAACTCGGCGACTGATTGAACAAACAGGTGCTAGAGTATTAGGCATTGTTGCCCCAGTTAACCTTGCATATCTTACTAAAATAACCAGTCTTGATACTCCAATTACAGCTCTACTAGAGGTTAACTAAGCCGTTAACCCAGTTATCTACGCAGTTTATCATAAATAACTGTGGAGATAATGAATCATGAGCAGACCAAAACCCACAGTATTAGTTGAGATCACAGACAAAGCAACCTACAAATCAGAGCAGGTTCTTGCCAGTGATGGCATATGGGCAGTGTATTTTGATAGCAGTCCAATTAATCTAAAAACTTCAAACATACTGGTACAGTATCCAGGACCAAAGTACAAAAAGGTTAGTTTTTCAAACCCTGGGCATGCAATTAGCCTAGCTAAAAAGCTGAACACACAGTTCAGAACGGACAAGTTCAGTGTGGTATTGCTTACCAAGGGCGAAACTGTTTACAGTGATGCGAAATAAACAAGAGCTTACCAATCTCTTAATTGAACTTCTTACAGATAACAAACCAGACTATAAAACTGCACTGCATTCCTGGTGGTACAACACCAGAGATGGCGGCGGTATGCGACTTACAAGCACTGGGTTTGTTGTGTTTAAAAAATTGGACTTTGAATATTGGGATTTTGTATTACCAGAAGGATATTCACGTAAAAACAAACGTGTAATACTGGGATTGGATCGTAAACTGGATTGGCCTTACTATTACGGCAAACACCGTATCAGTTTTTTCAGCAGTCGTGATGCCATGATGGTCAATCTAACAGGCGACATTGAGCAGTGGCTTTCTAACAGTTTTTAAGTTGTGCTAAACAGCGTTGTTCGATGCTTTTTGTATATTCATTCATTAAAAAATCAAAATTACGTTCAGTTTTTTCTTGAGCGCAATCAACATCCCATCCAGGACCCGACAACGTGACAAGATTCAAGTCCATTGCTGCGTCAAGTCTATGCTCGCTAGCCAGTGTATCATAACTTAAATCAAACAACTCATTGAAATTTTCAAATCCTCTTTGAGCAATTTCTCTGTGTATGCCTTGATGCCCAATGCACATAAATGGATGTTTAGCAGCAATTGCTAGCAGTGTTTTTTCAGTGATAATGCCTGGGTGATCAGCATATATTGTTTCACTTATGATGCTGGCTTTGGCTTGCTGATACAATGGCATCAGCCTAACAAAGTTTTCAACATTGTTAAAATTATAATTGCTATATGGATGCATTGGAGCTGGATTGTGATTTATGTGAGTGGTAAAACCTGTTGGGATATCTTTGAGAATTTCATAAAGTTTTACTCGATGATCCCTAAGCCATCCATTTAGACAAATAAAGTTGTATTTGATATCTTTGTTGTGGACTACTTTCCAGTGGTCCCACTGGGTATGCAATGTATGCACCAATTCGTAACTGTGGCTAGCAAACTCAACACATTTTACATTTCCAATATACAGATCAGTTAAACCATGATCCCAATGTAGAAATATAGTTTTGCTTTGTTGTTCTGGAGTTAACTGTTCTTCAATGAAATGCAATTCTGTACACAGTGTATTGCGATAATAGTGACAAAAATCTTGTGCATGCAACACCAAACGAAAGTTTTTTCTTTTCCAATCAGTGGCTGATATGTTAGAGAGATGATCAGCAAGGTCAATTGCCCAGCGTCCTTGTTTAATGGGACGGTCTAAAATACTAGGAACAAAGTATGCATTGATCCCTACTGAGCTCAATAACAAATGGATTGTTTTTTTGAATTTTTCGCCAGCATATGTATCTGGAATCGAACTAATGATTGACATTTGTTTTACCTGTGTTATAATATAGTTATTGTTTAAAGCAACAACAGGTGTAATAATGGATTTGGCATTTCGAGACATAACACAATACGAAAGTATTAGGACCAAAATTAAAAATCAAGGCTATGGGCGTTACGGCATGAGTCACGAAGATATTGCTGGCCTAAAGGTACAATTGTTTACACTGACAAAAACAGCTGCTGAACAAAGCAAAATCAACCTTGAGCAGATACTGGAAACTGCTCGCAAGCGCAATATTCCAACAGTTGTTGTTAAGCCACAGTTGATACAGTTTATTGGTCATGACTTTTTTGTTGATCCTGACGGGATACTAGGCGAACCAGATCTAGCTCAATTCAAAGACGATGACACCCTGCGCTGGGCAAACTCACCACGGTGGCGTGAAGAAACCAGCAGTCGTGGACACTATATGCTAGAACTTGGTGGATATTTTTCACACTATTGGGCTCAAGGTCCACATTGTGGGTACTATCAGCGAAATCATCTTGGCACTGACTACAACAAAATAACCCACCGCAAAACGCAAATACAAGAACTGTGGGATTGGGGATGGCCAGCACGTCGCGGTCGTCCTGTGCATGTTGGGTTCGAATGCTACTCAGGCAGCACACACGAGATTGAATGCCTCACTGATATGGCAGCACAGATGTGGTCAAGACAGCGTAGCAGCGAAGTTGCCAAACGTGCTTGTGCAAACTATCGTTCGATTAACAAGGAGTATGCTTGGCCTGGCAATTGGTAGTAAATACACATATGAAAATATTATTATTGATTGTGCTGTTAGCATTTCCAACTGTTGCACTCAGTGAAGGACGTACCTATGTTCCCAAAGAAGAACTTGCGCACTGTACATTGTGGGACACTGTACTCAGGCAATGGCCTGCTACCAGTTTAGGTCTAGAGCCTAGAGAATGTAGACGTCGCGCAGTTGCTCCTACTACTTCAAGCACTATTACTTGTAGGCTTCAAAGAGAATACTTTGACCCTGATACGCACCAACGCATGTGTGTATACGACCGTGGCGCACACAATCAAGGACAACTTATTATACCTATGGATAAAGTGTTTCAATGTCCTAGAACTACAAGTTGTCAACAAAGTCTGGGTGAATAAAACATGATTGCCAAGTGGTTACGAGAACGACGTAATAAAAAACTACATCTACAGCGTATGGAACAAATGAAAAAAAATCCGTACAAACGTGTGGACAGTGAAAAAATGACTGAACAGCAAAAGA